GTAGTGCCTACAATAACTACATCACCACCTATAGACACATCATTTTCTACTATAAGTGAAGAGCCATTAAATGTTCCACCTACAAAAGCATTAGAAGAAACTGTAGTTGCAACACTTACACTTATTACTCTACCATATGTATCAATATTAAATTTACCTAAAGGTCCATAAGTAGCAGACGTTATACCTGTAGTTGCAAGTGTTATTGTAGGATTACCTGCAACACCATTTGCATTACTTATAGATATAGGACTACTTCCTGTAAGAGTTCTACCCGCAAGAGTTCCTGAATCACCTACTATAATTCCTGTAAGACTTGATAAATCTGCAATATTATTTAATGCAGTTACATTTGCAGTTAAGGCTACACCACCTATTTGAAGTGTACCATTTACATTTACTTTATCTGTAGCTAGTTGTAAGGGTGTTGAATTTCCTGCTCCTGTTTCTACTGTAATTAACGTAGAAGATAAATCACTATTACTAGTATTTACCTGAAGTAAGTTTTTATAACTGTTTGCAATTTTTTGTCCTGTAAATGTACTCATACCATATTCCAATTATTATTTTTATTTTCCCAGTTTTCTTCTAATGACTCCCAATTAGATTGTATATCTGTTCTAGGGTCAGGTCTTGCATTTTGAATAAACATTTCTCTTCTAGTATTTGGTGCTTTATTTTGAGGATGATTTTTTAAATCATATGCACCATCATAATCTGTAGGACATACCATAGAACCATAGCTAGTTTTTTTTAATTGATTTAATCTATATCTAAATCCACATATATCACATAGACCAAATACATTTTTGCTATTTGCCATTATATACTAATCTTTGGTTTAATTAATAAACTTACTCTTTCTCTATCCTCAGTTAAAGCTCTTGCAAGTCTTTCTTCATATTCTGTTTTAATCATTGCAATTCTATTCATATCAACATTAGGTCGTTTCATTGACATATAGTATGCAACTCCTGCAGTTAAACAAGGTAAAAATCTTCTTGCAATGTCAGGTGTTTGTACTGCAGATTTATTAACATCTTGCATATATCTAATTAATTCTACTTTAATTTTATCTGTAGAGTTTTCAGGCAAGGGCCATAGATATATTTCAGGATTATCTCTTTCATGTCTTACTGCATATTGAGTAGATTTACCTGCTTGTTTTTTATTTGGTATCTTTAAATATTCTTGCATAGATATACGTTCTAATTGTATATCATTGTCATCTCTACTAATAACTGCTTCTAATACATCTATACTTGAAGATGCTAAAGCATATGTAGTTACACTTGCCGAAACAGTAATGGTAGAAGTTTCTGCAGTCCATAACATTATATCTCTATTTTGCCAATCAGATAATAATAAGTTAATTGACCTTCTTGCAGACCTTGGCTCAAGTCCTAGAGTAGGCTCACCACCTATCATTTCCATGGCTTCTTGGATAACCTCATCAATATCCATAGAAAAATTATATGTACCTGATGTACTCATTTCTTTTTAATCTTTCTTTTTTTTACTTTTTTAGTATTAGGTTTTTTAATTTGTTGTGATATACTACTTCTACCTATAGCCATTACTTACCTCTCAACCAATCATACCATTTTCTTTTATGCTCTTCTGATTCCTTTTGTATGTTTTTGGGTTTTAGGTGGTGCTTTTTTGCTGCCACTTTTTCCTGCCCATAATTTTTTATCTGCCCAATAAGCTGCTGACATCTTACCCTTTTGTATATTTTTAGCATGACGAGCTTTAAAACTCTTCCTAGCTTCTGATGAATAATTGTGACCCATTGAAGAATCACCATAGTGTATAAGCTTAATCTTATCACCTTCTTTAGCCAAGACCATGCCTTTTTTACCCGGTCTGTCAGACCTTTTAGGTTTATTAAATCCTGTAAACTTTTTCCCACGATACTCTATACCTCCTGATGGTAATCTTTTTACTCCCGGATACTTACTCATGCTATCCTCTTCTTAACTTTATTAGTTTTTCTTTTTCTTCCTGAAGCAGTAACTGACCATTTAACTTTGCTAGGTCCTGTTTTTTTCTTTGCTTCCTGTTTAGTTATTTTACTTGCAACTGCTTTTGGTCTACAAGCAGGATAAGGTCTAGACTTTTTATCTTTACCTGACCTACCACATTTTTTACCTGTCTTAACATCTCGCCAATCTTCCTTGAACCATTTAGTTAATCCACTATTCTTAGGTTTAGTCATTATGCGTAAGTTCCACCACGTTTCTTATATGTACGTACAAGCCATGCATTTGCATATGCACTAGGATATGTTGAAAATTTTTTCTTAGCTTCTGACTTTACTCTTGAGTATAGTGCAGGATTCTTTGGTTTAGGTGAGCTTGATTTTTTCTTTTTTGCTATTGCCATTATGTTTCCTTTACTTTATCATATGCTTCTTTAATTTCTTGTATTGTTCTTTTACAACCTATACATATATTATTTTTTAATTTGCATACACCTATACATGGTGTTAAAATTTTCCTGTCCATTTACCAACAAACCAAGCTGCTAATCCTGCAAAGAATACTATTATAATAAAACCTATACTATATCCTATGTATTCCATTATTTCTTCTTGACGTTTTTGTGCCATCTTTTCTTGATAACGTCTAGTCTTTCTTGCTTCAGCTTGAAACTGTTGCCAATCCTGCCATAATCCCGGTCTGCCTAGATATATCATCATCTGCTTGAGTTCTTCTTCTTTTTCTCTTATCTGCTCAAGAGCCATGAACTCTTCTAAATCTCCACCACCTATGCCTTTAGCTTTTTTCTTTTTAAGATTTTTTTCTATAGCTTCTTTAGAAAATACAAAATCTGATATTTGTTTAGCACAACCTGAAAGTTCCTTACCATTAGATATAAAACTTTTGTTTACACTAAAGGCTGCATTTGCTGCTGCAAGTTCTGCTAACATTATCTTTTCCTTCTAGGCTTACAGTATGCTGTTATCCGTAGATTAGCTCCTTCCATCTGAGGTATTGTAGGTTGACTAGTTAATCTCTCTGCAAAGTATAGGCATCTATCTATATCTTGAAAGATTTGTGTTTGGTCTACTACTCTTATTCCCATCATAAACACTAACACAAACTCTATCATGCTTTATTATGTTTCCTTCTTATTTGTTCTTTTCCTGCTTTGGCAAGTCTTGCTTGTTCTTTCTTCCCAGATACTTTGGCTCGTTGTTCGAGTACAGTAAGGATTTGTATCTTTCTCGCATATGGTTTATTGATTCTTTTAACTTTTGCAATGGTGTTTTTGGCATCTGCGATTGTCGCAAACTTGATGCTAACTGTGTCTTTAGGATTTTCATCTGTGTATAATCGCCTACCACTTCCTTTTGGTTTTTTACCTGTTCCAATTTTAGGGTCTTTTTGCTTTGCCATATCCTTTGACCTGTCTTGCCGAAGTTGTGTTACCTTTATATTTTTCACTCTTTTCAGGTTTGTCATATAAACTTGAAATAAATCCACCACCAAACATAGGCTTAAATCCCATATTCATTTTAGCCTTTGCAGGTAGCTTATGTATTCCCGGACTTTGAGATTTAGGTGGTAATGGTTTAAGACCTATAGTCTTATCCTTAGTACCTGATTTAAATGCCTTAAACTTTACACCCTTACCTGCACCTTTAGTATCTGCTTCTTTTCTTTTTAGTTTGTTACCTGTACCTATTATTCTTGCAGTTTTTTTAGGCATCTTTCTTTTCTTAGGAGTACCAAACATATGTGCAAAAAAATCTGATGCACTATCATAAGCAACGTCACCCTTTTTATCTATAAACCTACCTGTATAGTCATTAGATTTAACTTTAGGTAATTCCTTTTTAATTACTTTAGGTGACTTAGGAGTTTTTATTTTAGGATTAAAATCTTTAGGTGGTTTAACTTTTTTAATTTTATTACCTCCACCACTAATACTACCTTCACCTTTATTTTTATCTGTTCCTATCGCAAAAGGAAGTAATGCTGCACCTGCACCTAATGCAATCTTACCTTTATTTCTTTTTATAAACTCTTTACTTCTATTAAGTAAACTTGACTTAGGAAGTTTCGTTTTAGGAATTGTAACTAAAGCAGTACCTTGTTGTTTAGGTTTATTTATTTTTTTAGTTTTATCAACAGGTTTACCTTGTAGTGTAAAATTTTGTTTTATCTTTTTAGGATTAACAGTTTCTTTAATTGTTTTGCTTTGACCTGTAGGAACTAAAGCAGTACTTTTTGTTTTAGGTTTAGGACCTATTGGTTTATCATATACCTTAACGGATTTAGGTTTAGGTAAAGGACCTATTGGTTTATTGTATACCTTTTTACCTTTTTTAACAGTTTCTACTTTTTTAGTTTTCTTTTGTTTCTTTGCTAAATTTTCTGCTCTTTTATTAACTTGTTTTTGTTTAGCAATTTTTGCATCTATATCTTTTTTTTGTATAGTAATTTTTTTATTTTTACCTGTCTTACCACCACCTGTAACAAATTTTTCATAGGCATCATCTATATTATCTTTAAGAGACTTACCTAGTGTAAGTATTTTTTTAACTGCCATTATTTTTTTCTCCCTGTTAGTGCCTTACCATGACCACGCATTGCTCTACCAATGCCTCGTATAGTATTTTTACCTGTTCCTGTTTTAATTGGTAGTCCTGTTCTAAGTGCAGTATCTATCATATCAATACTGTCATATACACCCATAGGCATAAGAGAAAGCATTGCACCCTTAAACTTACCTAGCTTATTTTTACCTATAGTTTTCTTTCCTGTACCTGATTTGTAGTTAAGCATACCACCCCTTTTTCTAGGTATTACACCAAACTTTTCTTTTACACCTTTAGCTGCAGGTTTATTTTTATTTAGATTCTCAAGCTTCATTTTTAAACTACCTATTAACTTAGGTTTAAGTTCTTTTTGCTTTTCAATTAGTTTACTAATTCTATTTTTAATCCTACCATAGTCACTTCCTTTAGTAGCATTTTTAATTAAAGGTCTACTTTTTAAATCATTTAAAGTTGCCTTTGCAGGATTAGACATAAGACTTTTTTCTGCTTTATTTAAAGCTTCATTTAATCTTTTAAATTCTATCTTACTAAAAGTTTTTTGATTTTTTAATAAACCTTTAACAGTTTTTCTTTTCTTTATTTCAGGAGACATTGCATCTAACTCTTTTTGAGAATACATTGTCTTAGTTGTTATTTTTGGTTTATCTTGTTTAGCAACTAATTTATTTGCAAAACTTTTATTAGGTCCTCCAAAGTCACCCTTATTAATTTTAAGAATTTGTTTTTTAATATTTCTTTCAGTTGCAAGTGTACCTTCAAGCTTTTGTTTTATACTTAATGATTTTCTTTTAGGAAACTTTTTAATTTCTTGTGAAGCAGGAACTGCAAGTTCTGTTACTTTGCCCTTTGCTCCTGTTCTAGAATCTGTAACTTTTTTAGTTCCTCGTAAGGAAGACTCTCTAAATTCTTTTGCAATTTGAGTAGCTGTTAAGTTAGGTGGTATATCTCCTCTTACTACATCTAACTCTTCTGTTTTATTTCTAAAAAAGTTTTTAGGAAGAACTTTTAACTGAGCCATTCTTCTCATACGTCTTGCTTCTTTACTCATCTTAGGAGTTAAAGGTGAAGAAAACTGTTCTATAAAATTAGGATTAACATATTGACGAGTTGCAGGACTTACCCTACCTTCTTTTAATATCTGTGCTGCAGACTTTCCTTTAGCTTTAGAGTTAAGAGACATGACTCTATCTGCTAAAGCAACTGTAGATTTTTCTCCTGTACCCTCAGTATCCTTTCTTATACCCTTCATCTTTTTAGATGCATCAGATACTAAAGCTTTTCTTTGCATTTTTTGTTTATCAGTAAGACCTGTTAAATCTTTTTTCTTTGCCCTACCACTTCTTTCAACCATATAAAAAGCTTTTTTAGGTTTGTCTTGATGACCCTTACCATCAGGAGATTTTTTTAAAACATTATTAATGCTTATTCTTTTTTGACCTTTAGCTTTAGCTTCTGCAAATTTCTTTGCATACATTTTTTTAAATTCGGCACTACCTTCTTTTACACCTTTTGGTTTAGGTGTAGTTGCTTTCTTTTCAGCTTTCTTTAAAGCTGTTATTCCTGCTTTTACTAATTTTGATATTGCCATAATATTCTCCTAGTAAAGTCTGTTAGGCATTGCAGGTCCTGACTTCATACCTACTTTACCACCACCAAACAATTTCTTTTTAGCTTTAGCTACACCAAACTCTACATTAGAATCTTTACCTGACCTTTCCTTCATATACATTTTCTTTTTAGGTCTTGGCTTTGGCATTGCAGTAGGTTTAGGTACACGTTTCTTTTTAGGTGTAGGCATAGGGTCTGATTGTGTCTGAGACTTTTTACCTTTTAAAGCTTCTGCACCAACAGCTATAGCTGTAACAGTTCCTGCTCCCTTACCAAAAGACTTTACTTTTTCTCGTCTTGTTGTCCTTTGTGCTTTTTGAGCTTTCCCTATTTTTGTTTGATTAGCACTTGGTTTACCCAATATTGAAATTGTATTACCTTTAGAATCTTTTTTATTTACTTTTTTCTTTATAACATCACCAACTTTTTTAATAGTTTTTAATGCACCACCTACAAACTTTTTAGTTGTTTTTCCTTTTATAGGCATACCAATAACTTCACCTGTTCTTCCTTTAGGTGGTAGCATTTCCAAAACTTGTGATGGAGTTAATCCCTTATACATTTTAGGATTTTTGATTATTGCAGATTCTACTCTTGCTGCATCATTTTTATTCATTGGTTTAGAAGGCATAGATTTTTTCATTCTTTCTGCTGCCATTCTCATAAGTTTAGTCATTGCCATTTTACAATCCCCCTTGTGTAATTATGTTGTCACCTCCTGCAGGACTTGCAGGTGCTTCCATGTCATCTCTTCTAGTTCTTCTTGCCTGATTTCTAAGAGCAGCCACAGACTCTTTATATCTTGATTCATATACACCTATTGCTTCATAGTTTTTCATAAACAATAAAGCTTCTATCATAGATGCATTATACAATGCATTGTAACAAAAATCTGAAAAGTAATTAGTAGGAGTTGCAGATGCAAGTGTAACAGGTCTTGATATGTGTGCAACAATACCATCTACAGTTGAAACTGCAGTAGGTGCAATAAGAATAGTTGTGTTGTCTCTTCTTGCATAATACTCAGGTGTTCCTGTACTTGCACTCACTGACCAATAGTCATTAATAAATTCATCTGTTCTTTGTACTAAATTTATTTTTGTTCCTGCATTATTTATATTTATATTCTTTACTATTCTTGTTCCTGCAGGGAGATTAATTATATTCTTACCACTTGAAACTGCTACAGATGTATATGTAACTAAACCATAGTCATCTAAGTCTGTAGTCAATCTTAACTCTGCCTTATTAACCATTCGAGGTATAGCAGTTTCAAAGTCAGAGTTATCATTCTCTGTACTTTCTATTAAGTCGTTTACTAGGTAAGTATAATTAGCCATAGAAAACTGTCACAGTACTGCCTGAAGTAGGTGCAGAAACTTTAACTGGTCCTATCATTCTTATACCATTATCAGGTATATATATGTCTCCTGCATCTACATTTGTAGTTCCAACAAATTTTATATTACTTCCTGAAGTACTGCCATTTTCATCTGTCTGACTTCCTGTAATAAGAAATGTTCCAACACCACTATAGTAAATACTTCTTATTCTTGTATCTGCAACTGCCACACTTGAGAGAGTATCTAATACTGCTCCACTTCCTGTGACTGCTCCTACTCTTATATTCGTTGTCATTTAATTCTCCTTAATATATTTATTATACAAAAAAATAGGGAAGGATGCAAAGTCTATCCCTCCCTTTTTTCTAAATTAATAACTTAAAGCTATCTATTAGGATGAACCTGAAGCTCCATAGTAACTTCTCCAGTCAGAAAATCCAAAGCTATATCTTTCTCTAGCTTTAAATCTTACATTGCCTGTATCAAAGTCTGGCTCCATTTTAGTCTGCAGTGGTGAACGTACAAACATCTTAGCTCCATTAGGACAATCAGTCTTTAAGAACCATGCATTAGTATCGGTAAATCTTCTATTTACAAAGAATCCACCCGGAACCATGCCCTGATTTCTGATTGAGTTAATGTCGTTAACATTTGTTGCACCATTTGCAGCAGTAGTTGGATTAACCCCGATAGTAGTTGACATAGTACTGTTCAGAATTTGGTCTGCAGTAAATGCCAAGTCTGAAGGTATATGCAATGATTGAGTCTGAAGACCTATCAATATACCTCTATCGTCTTTTGCTTTAGATATAGTAATCAATGAAGACTCTAGTGAAGCTTCTGATAAGTCAGTTGCTCCTAAAGTGTTTGATTGACTTCCATCTCCTATAGTTGGATGTGATGCAGAAAATAATTGCTGACCATCTCCACCTGCAAAAGTTGAATTAAAACCATTATTAAATACGTCTGCAGCTTTAACTTGCTTAGTATTAGCCATTGCTCTTGCTAATCCTTTTGCTCTTAATTTTGCAAATGTATCGTAAAGGTTATCTTCCATTGCTTCTTCAGTGATTGCAAAAGCCAGTGCAACTGTCTCATGCGTATATCTTGAAGTGAAAGACTCTTGAGCATCATCAAAGGAAACTGCAGCACCTTCTGCTTTAATAGGTGCAGTGCCAAATCCTGTAAACAATACTTCTTCTTCAAATGCTCTATCTGAGTTTTCAGTCTCAAACAAAGGCTTATGCTCATCAGATACTTCTCCATACTCCATGCCAAAAACTGCATTAAGTCCGGGAAGAAGTTCTTTTGAGATACTTGCTCTATTTATAGCCATAGTTTAATCTCCCCTTATCCGTTTAGTAAATATGCAGTTATAGTAGTAGGCACAGAAACAATAGTAGTAAAAAAGTTATCTGTATGTTGTACTAATCTTGCATTTACTTTTAAAAATGCTCTTTCAGTACCAACAGCAACTTGGTTACCCGGTTCGTTTACAGAATCTAGTGTACGTACCATTGCAATGCCTGAAGTTCTAGTTGAAGCATCTATACTATGTCCAGATTTACCTGTAAATGTAGACCCTGCTCCTAAAACTACTCCAAAGTTCTGCGAACCAAACAAGTCTCCTGCAGTAACAGATGCATCTGCCTGTACTTCAAAAACTTGATTGGGGTCATCACACACTATTCCAAATGCATCAGTAACTGATGTACCTGAAGGAAAGTATGATTTAAATTTTTGTTCGCCATTCTCAACATATCTGCAACCCATGAATACACCCTGTACTATTTCATTAGTATCAGTAACAGTTTGCAAATTACCTGCATTTATTCTTACTAAATCACCAGTAAAAATATTTGCTGCGTAACCTGAAGCTATAGGATATTCATTAGTTCCAATCGCATTGGGGTTATTACCACGTTTACGAGATGGTGAGAAGCCAAACGGTGCTGCGCTTGTAGTCATTCGTTTTTCTCCCTTAAATTAAAATTAACTACTAAGACAACAATACTAGATTAATCTTGAAATCTAGGAGTCTTGCCCTTAGTAACTTGACTTTTACTATTATTTCTAATAGGCATACGAGAATTATTCCCATTCATTAACTGTTGATTAACTGCATCAACCATTTCTGAACTTTGATTCTCATAATATTTTTGTCGATTCTCTGCTTTTTGTAATGGCATTTTTGCTAATGCTAAGTCTCCACGACAGACTGCACCAGTATACCGACCTTCATCTCTCACGAAAGATGTATGTTGAATTTCAGGAACTTCATTAACAGCTACAAATTGCCAGCCTTCTTGTATACGTTTGCCAACATTTGTATAATCATCTTTTCCACGAAGATTTATACGAATCCAACGAAGAGCCATGCCCTCGTTTTTAAAACGATTATGAACAGCTTCAGGTATATCGAGCATATTAGGCTCTCTAAATTCCATGTCCTGTTCTCTGTTATTGAGGTCACGACTTTCAATATTACGTGATTTAGCCATTGTACTTGTTCGTGTCATTTTAATTTCCCCACACTATTTATTGTAAACTGTAGTATAATCACCCTCAGATTTTTCAACCTTGAGTTTTTCTGCAGCGTATTGTTCAAGAGGTATTCCCCATTTTTCAGCAAGTCTCATATCTTCTTTTGATAATTTAACTTTCTTACCTTTAGACGAGGATGAAGGAGTGCGTGATGCTCCCCCGACTACTTGAGCAGGAGATGTCGTTTCCTGCTGACGATTGTCAACTTCAAACCTTTCGGGATATTGTTGACGAAGCCTGTTATTTATTTCACTATAAAAATCTTCTTCAGAAGGGTCATAACCCTCTCCTTTTAATGTTTGGTCTATCTCTAATGCTAACGTAGTCATTATTTGGTCTTTACCAAACCAAGGATTCTTACCTGCCCAATCTAATGCAAGTTTATCATACTTAACACTTGGTTGAGTTTGTGCAGTAGGCTTAACTGTTTCTTTTACTTCATGAACTACAGGTTTTTGTGAATTATACTTTTGCTTTGCAATCTTTAAAGCATTAGCATAATTCTGAGCATTACTTA